CTGGGCTAGTCGACATGGCATCAACTGTCTGGTTAAGCTTCTGCATCTCTTGCTGCTTCGCATACTCTTCACGTTGCTGCTGCACTGAGATGAACTGTTGAAATGGTTGAAGACGCTGTTGCAGAAGCTGCTCAACCCGATGCTCAACTGGGTCCGGTGGGGAGGAATTGGTGAGAGCAGCATCCAACTCGAGGATGTCAACACCATAGTCCTTGATGAGCTTTGCAAGGTACTGCGCCTTCTCTGTCTTTGGTGCAGTAGCCAGCAAGTAGTCCGCCTGCAACAGGTTCTGTACTGCTTGCACCGGGTTAGCGTTGCCCAACCTAGCTCGGAACGGCTGGATTGCCTGATTGAACTGCTGCGTAAACTGTCGAGCCTGCGCACTCTCGTTCAGCACTGTAGTGGTCTCACGCTCGCGACGAATGACCTCTTGCCGGATGTCCGGATCCAGTGTTGCCCACTTAGCCTTTTGAACTGCTTTCCAAGACTGTGGTGCTTTTTCGACAGGATAAATGGGTGCCGTATCCTCGTCGGGCTTCGTAACGACATCCGCTGACTTAGGAGCCTCAGGCGCGTCCGAATTCTTCGGTGTAGGTGTATCAGGGCCCCCCTCCGTCGTCGCGACGTGGGCTCCTTTAACGTCCTCGGTGGCCGTTTTATCGACGGCCGAATCGTCCTGAACTTCGGCGACCACTTGTTCAACAGCCGCTGAATGGTCGAGTCCTTCTTCAGCAGCTTCCATAGCTGCTGCAACGGTGGCTCTACGGTCTTCAAGTCCCATTTGGATTACCTATAATGTTTGTTAACTTGCTGAATGAGCACTTGCTTGCGATGCTCGGCGGATTGCTTCTTTTCAGAACTAGAACGCATATCAGTATCCCACTTCTGAAGTGGGAGACCCTTCAAGTCAGCAGTAGGCACAACATTGTTACGAGCACAATGTTCGCGCATACCAGCTCTGCCAGAATAGTATTTCCCATCTACTGGGCTGACGAAATCTGGTAGATCTGGAAGGACGGTAATTCCACCAGGTGCCACAGGCGCATAGTAGTCCTCTTTCTTGACTGGATCACTACCGTCGGCAGGGTACACCCAACTTTGACGCATCTCTTATCTCCTTGTAGATAAAACCTTTGCGAATCTTGCAAATACAGCTACGAGAAACTCCAAGTAAGTCTGCAAGGACTCCCGCCGATGTGGGGGAGGACCTGATGGCAGCCACTTGGGACGCATCAAACTGCCGATTTGGGCTTTTTAGGCATTGCATTTGCTGCATCCACCTTTGCTTGACCTAGTTCTTGCGCAGATTGTAGCTTTTCTTGGTTCATGAGCCGCGCAAACATGAGTTCCATTTCAAGACGTGACTTCTCAGCTGTCTGCTCCATTTGGAGCCGTTGCCGCTCCATTGCCATTTCCATCATTTGACGTTGCTGCTCCAACTGCGCCTCGGCTTGGGCCTTCTGCTGCTCAATCTGAGCCTTCTGCTGCTCAGCTTGGGCCTTCTGCTGAGCCTCAACCTGCTTCATCTGTTGCTCAGCCTGCATCTTCTGCTGCTCCATCTGGATCTTGGCAGCATGTGGATCAGGCTTCTGCTGCGGAGTCATAGCACCACGCGCCAACTTGTCGATCTCCTTGTCGATGGTCGTCTCGATCTCGCTTGCACCCTTGAATCCAGCGATGGTCCACTTCATCATTTGCAGCAAGAGAGGCGCAGAACCAGGAGCTTGCTGCAAGAGGGGGACCATGGAGACCATGAACTTGCTGATGGCAGCAGTTATCTCGATACGGTCTTGCTTCTCCATTGCATAATCTGCTTGAGCAAGGGTGTCAGCATTGACCTCAATGCGCCATTCGAAACCTTCCTCAGAGACGAGGAGCTCCATGGCTTGTCCGACGTACTCATCATTGCCTGTCGCCATGATGTTTGACTTCTTGATGAGCATTTCGGGGTCAAAATGCTTGACCGTGAGCTCAGCCTTGATCCGCATGAGATCAGCTGCAAACCGCGCAACCTCATCTTGGAGTTTCTTGATGCGAACAGAAGCGAACTGGGCCTTGATCTGCTGGGCCCCGAGGGTCTCAGACGCCTTCGAGGCACCGCGAACAATATCCGCGATTCCAGTAAGTTCATAGATTTGGCCCTTGATAGCTTCTCGGGCCTGGTTCAGTTCCCGCAGACTGGTAACCACGCTTTCGAGGGGGAGCCAATCTATCTGGCCCTTGAGCCCACCCTTTTCAGCGAACATCGCCCAGTTGTCGACAGGGATCAACTGGTTGTCATAGCCCTCTGTCAGCATCCGCTGAACACCCTGGGCTGACTTGTCGTAGACGCCGATTACCTTGCATGCTTGGATAAGCATGGAGATACGGTTGTTGATCGTGTCCAGTTCAGTGTACTGGTCCTGGATCATGTAGTAGTCAGGACGAGGCGTGGTGTTCGACGTAGACAGATTCGCCAGCATCGGACGGGGGCAAGGTTCAAAACCCTTCAAGCCAAGAAAGTCGCCCTTCTCATCAAGGATTTCCCTAGCACCCTTGGAATACCAGAATACCTTACGGGTTGTACGGTCCCAAATCTCGTACACCACTGCCTTTTTGAGGATGTCCTCTTTCGGCGTGGATCCCTGTGTTACTTGCCCTACGTTCGTAGGATTGTAATTGAGTGGGCAGGAACGACCCTTCTCCTCACCGAACCGCTCGATGAGTTCTTCGCGCGTCATGTACGCTTTTCTTGCAACCCAGCGACGTTCTTCCCAGACACGGCAAGGAGACCACAAGAAGTCGTTCCAGAAAATGTAGTCGACGATTATCCGCTGGTCCGTAATCTGACTCAGTGGATCCAAAGTTCCCTCTTGGCCGGGTCTCTCTCCTTCAGTCTCAGCTCCTGGTAGCTCGATGTCACTACCCGGCGTGGGGGGGACGGAAATCTCCTCGGTGTCGGTCTCGAGGCGCAACCATGCTTGGGCAAGACCAGGTACCAGTCGATCCTGTACGCAATGCCGCATGACTGCATCAAAATTGTCGCAGGGATCATCCAAATCTTGGGTAATGCAACGCTCGATGATAAGCGCAGCGACTCGGGCAACGTCATCGTTGTAATCGAGATATTTGCGCGAAACAGAGGGCTTCGGTAGTTGGGCATACAGAGCGCTCTCAAGGATGTTCGTATTGGCGTAGAAGATGTTGAACCACTTGGACGTAGCGTTCATCGTGTCACGCTCATCCAGAAATCGCCGCGTTACTTGCCGGGCGCGCTCGTAGAACTTCTCCAGCTCCTTCTCAGCAGCAGTTATCTCCGAAGACCATAGCTCTACTGGGGTCAGAGCGTCGGGATCGACGATAGTGGCTGCGCTTGAATTAGCGCTTGCGTATGATTCGGTCTGTGCCATGGCCTAGTCCTCTACCCAGTTGTGCTTGTCTATAATGCTATTCATTAAGTCCTGATCCCTATCAGGCGGGAAGTACTTACCTTCCGCTGTATGCTTTTCTTGCATAGCGCGCAGTTCCTTATAAGCTTGTAATTCCGCAGGTGTAAACTTTGAAGCGTCCACTAAACGACCACTTTGACCTGCGTCATTTAGGTACTGGAACATATCGCCGCGGAGTCCTGCGCGTAAAGCATCATGCTCTACAGACTTAATGCCGAATGGAAGAACTTCTTTGCGAGCTAACGCAGCTGCTTTCTTAGGTACTACGCGTTCCAAGCCCGTAAGTAGTGCCGGGGCCAGCATAGCCGCAGTAGCGCTTTTACCTAAGAGCCCTAAGGTGGAACGTTTAGCAGCAGCTTCGCTCGCAGTGAGTATTGCCTGAGGTGCTTTGCGCAACAGCGAACTTGCAGTACCTAATCCAGGTAAAAAGGCTGTGTCTAGCACAGCCTGCGGATCTTTGAACATTCCTTCATTGGCATTATGGTTTAGTACGGGATCTCCGTAAGCCCAACGCTCAAATAAATTACCCGACGTGCCTGTAGTAAGATCCCCTAAACCTAGACCACCTACAAAAGGTACACTTGTAGGTACTGAGGCGGTATTCAAAACCCGAGTAGTACTTTTAAGCGCGTCCGCTAGCATCTTCAGTCGTGGGTTTGGCTCCCACTGAGTAAGATCTGCCATTATGCTACCCTTCTTCCTGCACCACGCATAGCCTCGTTGTCTTCAAAGAGGTTCTGCAGGTTAAACCCTGACTCCGTCAAGAGACCCAGGGGTGAATTTCTAGCCACTGCTTCTGTTTTGGTGGGAGAAAGCCCCATAACACCACAAGCCATGGCAGCATACCGTAGACAGTCACAATAGTCGCTAGTCCAATCATGTACTGGGACATCGGAGAAGATGAGTAGGTTGTCATTCCATTCTCGCCTGTATGCTTTCATTGCCTCAAGGAGATCTCCAGTGGTAGACTCGTCAATAGACATGACAGGGAATAGTCGCCTGACAGCAGCAATTCCATCTCGGACCTTGTGATTAGGTACAATGCGAGGATGAAGACCTTCGTGGAGAAATTGCTCGATAATGCTTCGTCCTGTTTGGAGGTTTCTTGCTCGCGCATCGTGGGGGAGCCAGACTTCACCTAACTCCCCTTCAAATTGGTGTATCTTCTCAATATGGTAGAAAATATCTACGCCTGCTGTCATCTCGCACGCGACTAGTCGAACTGTCCCATCCTTGCCTATCTGGAACCAGATGCAAACAGTTGCATCAGTAAATCCAAGATCGAAGGCGCAGTGAGTGGGGAGGTTAGGATCGAAAAGTCCGCCAACCACCGAGCGACCGTCATGGAACATGAGGTTGACCTCAGTCGCATAGATAGCTCCCTTCAACGCAGCGTCAAAACTACACTCGTACTCCTGCGCATACTCCTCCGGGTCCATGTCGCGACGCAGCGACGCCAGCTCCTCCGGTGGGATTATGCCGCTAGTGCTTGCCTTTAGTTCCAGGTGGAACCATTCAGCAGGATTCTTCTTTGCTTGTTGTACGACATCGTAGAAGAGGTTCTTACCTCGAGGAGTTGATACAAAGACACTCCATCCATGTCTGTCCGACAATGCGGGGCGGATGACCTGCGAGAAGACAGACGGCTTGA